AGCCCTTGAAACTCATCGTGCGTTGCCGCGGCTGCGCGACTCCCTACACGATCGAGACTCGCGAGCTCGCGAACTACACCGGCTGGTGCGAGAGGTGCGCGGAGAAGCTTTGCGGCTTGCGGAAGGCGACGCGGATTGAGTGGAGACCACGGCGAATAACGGCGTAGTGAGGAAAATGGGACGGGAGAGTCAGCCCAGTGAGCGGCTCGATGCACGACGACATCCCCGAAACCGAGCGCGACCTCTTCGGCCCTGGCTGCGGCTGCCTCGCTGCAATCCTGGTGTCAATCGCTGCCGGGGGGCGTCGCGCTGTGGGGTGTTTTTGAGCTTGCGCGAGCGATCGCGAGATGGTGGCTGAGGTGAGTCACAAAACACAACAACCGGTAATCGTCCCGGTGGGGTGCCATCAGGGGTGCCAGATTTTTGTTGACAAATTTCACGCTGTATGTTTTTAATCAGGGCAGACTGTAGCGCCCCGCTACAGCTACCGCGTATGGAAAATCAAAGCTGGTTCGTTGCCGCAACAATCGTCGGACGTGAACGCGAAGCCGAAGCGCGGCTCTCTCGCTTTGAAACTTTTCTCCCCCTGACCAGGGTCAACCGAATCGTCTGCCGACGAACCGATCAGCTTGAGCAAGCCCTGTTTCCTGGTTATTTCTTCGTCCGCTGTCAGCTTGAGCGTCGACCGCTGAAGCGCGATCACTTCCGCGGTCTTGTGGGACTTGGTGGCCCGGGTATTGGCGAGCCTCTGACCGTTGATCCCGAAGCAGTGAGCGAGCTAATGAGCCTCGTCGACGCCCGACGGGTATTCCGACAGCCGGAGCTGAAACCGGGTACGCCGGTCGAGATCACCGGAGGTCCGGAGAGCTATTGGGGGCGTCGCGGCTTGTACGAGTGCAGGCGGAGCGACGAACGAGTTATCGTGCTGCTGACCGCGTTGGTTCCATTTCGAGTCGAGCTCTCGCGTGCTGAGATCCGCCCACTGGAAGTCGTATGAGCGCAAAGAACGGCAAATCCAACGGCCACAAAAACGGCAACGGCAATGGCAACGGCGCAAAGCCGGAGCCACCGCGCGACACCCCGTCGCTAAAGTTCGAACGCTGGATTGGGTTCTTCTTTGGCGAAGCCGACGGCAACGCGACCGAGGCCGCACGTATGGCCAGATACGAGGGCTCCGACGAAACCCTTCGCAAGATCGGACACCAAAACCTCCATGCCCACGAGACTCGTGAACGAGTTGCCCGGATCAGAAAACAGGCCGATGTCGGTACCGAAGAGGTAATCGGCCGCCTCGTGTCCTATTCGCGGGCCGATATTCTCGACGCGTTCGAAGACTCTGACAGCCCGCAGATCAAGCGTCTTCGTGAGAAGAATCTCGGCCATCTCGTTCGCAAGATTCGAATCAAGCGGTACACCGAAGGTAAAGGGGAGGAAGCGACTCCCGTTGAGATTACCGAACTCGAATTTCACAACTCGCTTCAGGCGACCACGCAGCTCTGCAAGGTGCTTGGAATCGAGCGCGCTCCGATCCCGGCAGACAATGCCGAAGCGGTTCTCGACAAGGCAACCGAGGCGCTTGTGCTCCTGGCTGGCGTCGACAGTGCCCAAGCGCGCGAGCTGCTGCAGAAGGCGCAGAAGGCCCAGCAGGTCGGTAGCGGGCTGATGTAGTCCACGATTTCACCCTGAACCTACAAGCCGCCAATCAGCCCAGTCTCGACCTACAAGCGCACGCCGTGCTTGTGGCTTTGCAATTCGGACTACTGCAGAATCCCAATCAGGCAGTCTGGCCCGAGGCCTACCGCAACGCTGAAACGGGCAGAATGTACAAGCCTCACCACGAAGCAGAACAGGCACTGGTCTTCAGCGATACTCCGCGATTCGGAGCCCTACTCGGTGGCGAGGGAGGCGGCAAATCGGTCGCGGCAATCTGCAAAGACCTCAACCGTCTCAGGCGCGGAATGTCGGGAATTATGGTCAGCCCTGACCTCCAGCATTTCAAGAAATCGCTCTGGCCGGAGTTTCGCCGTTGGTGTCCGCGTAATGCGGTCGTCGAGTCAGAGCGCTATCGCCTAGTCCCGACCTGGGAGCCCGCACAACCGTTCGCGCTGCACTTCAATTCGGCGGTCCCGGACCCCGCCGATAACAAGAAGTTTCTCGTCAGCACGCTCTACTGTGGAGGTATCGATGACCCGGGTGGATGGGAAGGTCCCAACGTCAACTTTGCCCACTTCGATGAAGCCCGACGACACGATACGCCGGCGGCGCTGAAGGTCCTCAACGGCCGCGTCCGTATACCCGGGCCTAACGGCGAGCCGCCTCAACTCTACTTCAGCACGACACCCAGGAAGCACTGGCTGTTTGAGTACTTTGGGCCCGAGAAGCCCGACGGCGAAGAGGATGAGTACCTGAGCTTCAAGCGCAACTCTCGAGTTGTCAGATTGCTCACGATCGACAACGAACGAGCCGGGAACCTGCAGGCCGGCTTCACGGATATGCGTGGCCAGGGGCTGACCGAGGCTGAAAAGCGGGTGCTGCTCGAGGCCGAGTGGGAAGACACGGAGGATGTCCAACGGTTCCTGACTTCGATCACCTGGTGGGATGGATGCCGCGAAGAGTTACCGCCGATCGACCGGCACACTCCGCTCGTAGCAGCGGCTGACGCGGCGGTGTCAGGCGACACGTTCGGGTTCGTGGCAGTCAGTCGGCATCCGAGCAGAAAAGACGCGGTCGCCGTGCGTTACGTGAAGGCGTGGGAGCCAAAGGGTAAAGCATTGGACTTCGACGCGATCGAAGATGACATCGTAGAGTTTTGCGCCGGCCACAACGTTACCGAAATTGGTTACGACCCTTACCAGCTGCACCAGATGATGACCGGCCTGAGGAATCGCAAGATCGTTCATACCGTGGAAGTCAGCCAGCAGGCAGAGCGCCTCGTTGCTGATAAAAATCTACTCGACATGGTCCTCGCGCGCCAGGTCGCTCACAATGGACAACCGCAGTTAAGAACGCACCTCGACAATGCGGATCGCAAGACCACCGACGATCGAAAGCTGCGCATCGTTAAGCGGCACGAGAAGCAGAAGATTGACTTGGCCGTCGCGCTTTCGATGGCCGTCTTTCGGCTTCAGCGGACTCCTGTCAGAGATCTTGCGATGCCGGTTTCTGAGACGCGGACAAGCCCGTGGGCGTTGGGAGTATAGGGCGATGAAAGAGTGTTATGCTTCAGGCGGTGAGTACCTGCGGAGACCGTTTGACGGTGGTTCCCAGCTTTGGTCCACGGCACGCCGGTCCGTAAAGGCTGGCTTTCGAAAAGGCCGGTTCGTAGAGGCTGGCATAGTGGGTGCGACTCCCACCGCTCACCCCTTGATCCACACGCTAGGCCCAGCTGAGCCGCTGCCGCTATTGGAAGGGTCGACACTGTCCGGCAGTCCGATTGTGTCAACGTGGGTTAACCCGCCGGGACCAATCTGTAACAACTACACCGAGGCCGATAAGATCACGCAGCAGTGTCGCTGTGGTTGGTTGAGAGAGCATCACTCGACTGCTGCGCCGTTACCTAAAGGGGTATTCCAAGGCGAATCGCTCATCGATGAGGATCTGAAGAAGACGGCCCGAGACCTGCGGAGATTCTTTTTGGGCTGTGCCCTTACGGTGGGACTCGCTCTCTTATTCATCGGCCTCTGCTTGGCGGCGGTAGTGCTCGCCTTTCGTGCGGTGCTGTGATTGCCTCCACAATACGATCTAAAAGAACTCGGCCGAACCGGGCTTCAGCAATACTCTGGTTACGTCAGAGAGGAGTTCCTTCGAGAACTCCAAGGCCAGCGCTGGCACCGAGTCATCCGGCAGATGGTGGACAACGACGCCACCATCGGAGCGATCCTCTACGCGATCGAGAAGATGTTGCGCCAGGTGAACTGGGAGATCCAGCCCGCCAGCGAGTCGAACGAAGACCTGCAGCTTGCCGAGTTCGTAAAGGGAGCTCTGTTCGAGGATATGAGCCACACCTGGGCGGACACGCTCAGTGAGATACTCAGCTTCCTACCTTGGGGATTCAGTTACCTCGAGATCGTCTACAAGGCCCGCAATGGTGAATCGAGCGACCCGTCAAAACGAAGCCAGTTCACCGATGGTAAGATCGGCTGGCGTAAGTGGGCGATCAGAGCGCAGGAGACGCTGCTACGTTGGGAGTTCGACCCGGACGGCGGGATCCAAGGAATGTGGCAGCAGGACTATGCTTCGGGAGGGAATGCGGTTCTCATCCCGATCGACAAGGCACTCCACTTCAAAACAGTCAGCCGAAAAAACAATCCTGAAGGAAGGTCCATCCTTCGAAACTCGTACACCAGTTTTTACTTCAAAACTAAGATTGCCAGCATCGAAGCGATCGGCATCGAGCGCGATCTTGCCGGCCTGCCCGTCGCCTGGGTTCCACCTGAATATCTGAGTTCAACTGCCAGCGCCGAGTATCAAGCGATCCTGGCTGCGATCAAAGCGATCGTCACAAATGTACGACGAGATGAGCAGGAAGGGGTTGTCTTCCCGCAGCAGTTTGATGAGAACGGCAACAAGCTTTTCGACTTTCAATTGATGTCCGCCGGTGGAACCCGGCAGTTCGATACGAATGAGATCGTTGGTCGATACGATCAGCGCATTGCGGCATCGGTTCTTGCTGACTTCGTTATGTTAGGAACGGCGAATCACACCGGCAGCTACGCGATGTCCAAGGACAAGACGGATCTGTTTGCGACGGCACTCACCGGGTTCGCGACGCAAATCAGCGAGGTGATCAATCGGCACGGAATACCGCGGCTGATGAAGTTGAACGGATTCAAGGCCGAACGTTGGCCTCAGCTGAAGCCGGGCAAAATTGAGAGTGTCGATCTGGAAGTTATCGGGAAGTACCTGATGAGCTTGAGCACAGCGGGCTTCCCGTTGTTCCCGACCTTGGACGGAAAGCTTGAAACTCACTTACTCAGCCTGGCTGGCTTCCCGTCGCCTCAGCCGGAGGCGTTTGTGCAGCAGGCCGAGGAAGCGAAGCAGGAACAAGAAGCGGCAGCCGCAGCGCTCGCGAAGGCGAAGGCCGCGAATCCTCAGCCTGACCCGAATCAGCCGCCAGTCGCAGGAGATCAATCGGCATGAGCAAAGAAGTGAAGCGGACCCGGTTCTATTGCTACGCTACAACGGACTCCTACGAGTCCGGTGGCGTCCTTTGGGGATATTGCAGATGTCACGGGTACTACCGGATAGCGATAGCGTAGTAAATGCAGCTAGTCTTCCACGCACCATCGCCAGCGCCGCTCACCTTCTCCGAAGGGCTACTCGACAGCCTGATTGAGACAGCCGTCCGTGCGCTACGCAAGGCCCTGAGCCTTGTTCGAGCCTCTCTCCCCTGGCGGATGACTCGACTGCAGACAGCTTACGGTTTGGGAGACATGCCAGGGATCCTCGCCGCCGTTCCTCTCGACGAGTTGAGCACCGGAATGAGGGAGGCAATTCAAGGCGCACTGGTAGATGCGGCGCGCGCCGGTGGAAACAAGACTCTTACAGCTCGGCTAATTCCGCGCTTCGACATCGTCAATCCTCACGTAGTTCAGTGGGCCCACACGCGAGCGGCCGCACAAGTAACTTTGATCGACGCTGAATCTCGGGCAGCAATCCAATCGATCATCGAGCGCGCCGTGAGTGAGGGAATTGATGCGCGCTCTGCCGGCAGGATGATTCGGGACTACGTCGGGCTGAACAGTCGCCAAGCTGCAGCCGTCGCCAACTATCGAGCGGGGCTGATCGAGGCAGGAGTCAAACCGAGTCGCATTGAAGATCTGGTTGCGAAAGCCACCAACCGAGCCTGGCGCCAACGTGCAGAGATGATTGCTCGCACTGAGATCCAGACGAGCGCGAACTTCGGACAGCTCGAGGCGTGGAAGCAGAGCGCCGCGAAGGGTCTGCTGGATCCAGCCAGGACACGACGGATCTGGATTGCTAACAGCGGAGCCTGCGCCAAATGCGTTGGGATGGCCGCGGCGAGTCGAGAGAATCCGGCGCAACTCAGCGGGTCGTTTGTTGGAGATGCCGGAACGTTCGGTGCTCCCCCTCTTCATCCGGATTGTCGGTGCTCGATGGGGCTTGAGTTTCTATGAGTAGTCGGCTGCTATCTTCCCAGATCGTACGTCAGAAGAGTCTCAAGCCGCTGATTGGTGGCGTTGTCCACGTCGAAGGGGCTAGTTGGCTCGTTGCTCGATACGCGTTTGAGATGGATGCTTGGATATTGGCGTCGAATCCGTTGACCCTCGTGGCGCTCCAGATCAAGGGCGTATGCCGGACCGCCTACTATCGAGTCCTTTACGCGTTACTGGATGCCGGCTTCACTAGAAGCGGTCGTTCAGAAGCAAGCCTTTCTTCGTGGCGAGACCTGCGGTTCCATCGCCGCCATTTCCGTAAATGGCCGCCATTTCCGTAAATGGGCGAAGTTGTAATCCTTCCAATCCAAACGACTCAGGACATCCCGGTACCAAAGGTATTAAGCGGGGCGGCAGACTGTACTGAGGTTCTCGTAGTCGGAACGAATCAAGACGGCACGCCCTTCTACGCCTCTTCGACCGGAGACAAGTACCGGATGTTGTGGATCCTCGAGCGGGCCAGGTTAAAGCTACTTCAAGGAGTCGACGTATGAGCGCGAAACCAGCACTGCAAGCAGCCGAACCGACCGCCGAATTTCTCGGTAAGTTCAAGGCAATGATTCAAGCCAAAGCAAAAGATGGCGACATCTCCGACGCGGACGTTATGTCGATCTTCAAATCCGCGCGAGGTTGGGCGGGTGGCAAAATGAAGGCAAAGAAACGCGCCGAGGCGATAACGGCGATGGGCGAAAGCTACGAAGACAAGCGCCAAGACATCCAAGCCGCCCTTGATCAGCAATATCCCGCACCCAACGGCTATGGCGGAGGCAAGTACTCGATCCAGCAAACGTACGATGATCATGTAATCGTTTGCGACTGGAACGCGATGGAATACTACTCGGTTCCCTATATGGTGAACGGAGAAACCATCCAGTTTGGGGACCTGGTCGAGGTTGAACAGGAGTGGGTCGAGGCGAGCGAGAACGGCGGCTGGAGAATATTCAACGAGATGAGCCGCTACGCCGAACCTCCCGAGTGGATTCCGCTGATGCCTAAGCCTGGTGAGTTCGCTCACCCAGAATACGGAAAGATCGAGATCACCGCCTCGCGTAATGAACACTTTATCCAGAACTTCAAGGACGCCGTGTACCAGTCGCAACTCCCAATCAACGCTGAGCACAAACCCGACGAGCAGGGAGCCTCTGGCTGGATCACGGATATGCGACTGAATGAGGACGGTTCGATCGATGGGAAAGTCCAGTGGACAGACTTAGGCCAGGCGGCGGTCAAGAATGATCGCTTCAAATACATCTCTCCGGAGTGGTTCGATGAATGGACCAGCAAGAGCACCGGGGAGACGCACCAGGACGTGTTAAGCGGCGCCGCACTCACCGTGCGCCCGTTCTTCAAAGAGGACTCATTGCGGCCTTTAGTCGCGAATGAAAAGGGGCTCTTCGCCCTGGAAGACAGTCGGAACCTTAAGCCCAAAGGCCGGATCAGTGGCATTTGGAATGAGGGGACAACTACCCGGACAATGACGGCTTTCGAGCCAATCAAAACGGAGGTAAAGACAATGGCAGAATCTGAAAAGAAGCCTGATCCGGCTGTCGCAAAGGGCATGTCGGAAGACGAGATCAAGCAGTTTGGGGAGCTCAAGACTCTGGTCGATACCCAAACGGCTCAACTTAAGACGCTTGGCGAGCAGCTGGCGGCGAAAGACACCGAACTTAAGGAAGCCACCGGCCAAGTCAAAACGATGCGCGAGGATATGCGCCGTACTCGGTTGACCGCAATGGCGTCGGGGTGGATCGGCGAACCCAAAGAGCACGTCTCGATGCTTGAGTTCATTGCGGACAACGAAGAGAAGGGCGAGGAATCCGAACGGTTCAAGTCCTACGTCGAACGTCAGCGAGCCTTCGCAGAGCAGGCCAAGGCGGGCAAGCTCTTCGCCGAGCTGGGACATGATGGGGATCCCAAGGCCGGGTC